TTCACCGACCCGAAGTATCAGGCGGCAATGGGTAATACAGAGAATGGGCAGATGAGCCTCTCTGACTGGAGTACGCTAATCAGGACTAACGACAAGTACAACTACCGTTATACCAAGAGAGCTAACCGGGATGCGACCTCGATGGCCCTGTCTATTGCGCGTGCGTTTGGTAAGGTTGAATAATGGCCCACAACCCCCCTAAGCCAGCACCCCTCGGTCCGGGTTTCCATTGGAAAAAGGGCCCCGCAGGTCATTGGGTCAAGACAGCGAACAAGGTACCCACCCCGACCGGCGCAGCAAGCCGTGGACCTGACGGTCCGTTAGGAGACGCTGGTGAACGTAGAGATGCCGCGCTCGCAGACGCAGAAGGGATGCCGATTGACCCTGGAACGGGGGTTACGTACCCATCCGGGTCTGGACTTGGGCCCGAAGATCCAGGTTTTGTTCCTGGGCCAGAAGATACTTCCGTTGTCACAGACCCACCAGTTGTCACAGACACACCAGCAGCGAAGGTGCCAGACGCGTTCGTCCCAAGGAAAGACGCCAAGAACACAATCAAGGCCATTCTGGACAGCTACGACTTGGGCTCGCTGGCCGATTTGTTGTACAACAACTACGCTGCCGAGCTGGTTGACATTGACAATCCAGACGCGGTGATCTTTTCGATCAAGAACGAGGAGGCGTACAAGACGCGCTTCTCGGGGAACGCCCTACGCACTAGCAGGTCAGCAGCACTCGGTGGGCCATTACCCGAACTCAGCCCAGGCTCATACGTGGCCTTGGAGAAGTACTACCGTCAGGTGATGACCGCTAACGGACTGCCAACTGGCTTCTACGACGAGCCCAGCGACTTTGCCCAACTCATCGGTGGCGATGTCTCGGCGGAAGAGTTCCAGTCGAGGGTGAACGACGGAATCATGCAGGTGCGGAACGCCGACCAAACAGTCAAGCAACAGATGATGGAGCTATATGGGGTGAGCGACGACGCACTCGTGGCGTATTTCATTGACCCCAAGAAGGCGCTCCCGCTTCTCAAGCAACAGGCTCAAGCAGCCAGGATCGCCGGTCGTGGGCAAGAGTTGGCCGGTATCGGCGGCGCAGCTAACAAAGGACTATTCGAGAACCTGGTCCAACGTGGCATCTCAGAAACAGACGCTGCCGCAGGTTTCACTGAGGTAGGCAAGCTCGGGGAACTAAGGACAAACCTCGCTGGCGAAGGTAACATCAGTACGGAACAACAGGTCGGTGGGGCACTCGGGTATGACGTTCAGGCACAGAAGGACCTAGAAGCCCGCAAGCGCAGGCGTCTCAGCGAGTTCTCTGGTGGCGGTTCATTCACTCGCACACAGGGTGAGACATCTGGTGGCATCGGCCTCTCAGTAGGTCAGGCGCAGTAACCCCTTGTAGAAAATACCGGTACGTGTATACTGGTACTGTTCCGTTAGGGACACCCATTGGAAATCCCCCGATTTCAATGTGTACTTAGGGGTGAGATTGCAGCCAGACCGGTTCCTCTGATTGGTTTGTGGGCAGGAAAGAGTGGGTCAATATGTCAGATTCAAACGAAGAGTTTGAGGATGAAGGTCAAGACCAAGCAGCACCAAATCCGCAACGCGCTCATACGCGCAGAGTGGAAGCCGAGAACAAAGTTCTGCGCGAGCAGAATGCAGGTCTCCAAGTGTCCGCGAGAAAGTTAGCGTTCGTAGAAGCAGGTGTAGATACCACTTCTAAGGCGTCTTCTTACTTTGTCAAGGGCTACGACGGAGAAATGACGTCCGAAGCTATACGTGCAGCAGCCGTAGAAGCAAATCTCATCACTAGTGGTACTGATGCAACATCGCAAGTAGCTGAAGAAGCTGCGTGGGGTCGAGCTGAGAACGCCGCAAGACTCGGTGAAAAGGTTTCTCTGGCCGTGGACTGGAATGAGAAAATGTCTCAGACCAAAAACGAAGCTGAAGTCAAGGCTCTTATGGCCCAGTACAACGCACAGCAAGCCAAACCCATTTAACCCCTGAAGCTAAGACCTTCGGGGGACACTCGAAAGGTATTAGCACTTCATGGCAAATGCATACACACAGCAAAGCTCCCTTGGAGTAGATCAGTCTGCTTACGATAGGTTGGCGTATTTCGCTCTCCGTTCGGAACTCCTGTTCGACCAGGCAGCTGACGTACAAGCAACAAATCAGGCGATGCCTGGTTCTGCGGTCATCTTCACAATTTTCAGTGAACTGGCAACCGCTACAGCAACCCTGTCTGAAACAGTGGACATCGACTCGGTCGCAATGGCCGACAGCAACGTGACAGTAACGCTTGCTGAGTATGGCAACACCATCAACACGACCGCCAAGTTGCGCGGTACCGCGTTCTTGGACGTTGACTCTGCGGCAGCCAACCTGATTGGCTACAACGCTGGATCGAGCATGGACGAAGTCGCCCGTGATGTTCTCGCCGCTGGCACCAACGTGACCTACGGTCTCGGTGGAGCAGCTACCCCAACGAGCCGTGTCACCATTAAGGCTGATGCCATCTTCGCTGCGAACAATGTTCGTCGGACTACAGCCGCTTTGCGTGGCGCCAATGTTCCAACCTTCAACGGTTACTACATCGGCTTCATCCATCCGGACGTGTCGTACGACCTTCGTCGAGAGACAGGCAACGCCTCATGGAACGCCCCACACATCAACGTGGATACCGCTAACATCTACAACGGTGAAATCGGTACCTTCGAGTCGGTTCGCTTCATTGAGACACCGCGCACGAAGCTTCGTGCAAATGCCTCAGACGGCACCAGCACGGTTGGCACGATTGACGTGTACGACACCTACATCATGGGTCGCCAGGCTATGGCCAAGGCATACTCGTTCATTGATGGAAACGGTGAAGTGCCTAAGGTCGTCCGTGGCCCAGTGATTGACTCGCTCATGCGGTTCAATCCAATCGGTTGGTACTGGCTGGGTGGCTACGGTTTGTTCCGTCAAGCCTCACTGCGACGTATCGAAGCCGCATCAAGCATCGGCGTAGTCTGAGCCGATAGGTAATCAAGGTCGGGGCCGCCCTTCGGGGCGGCTCTTTCCTTTCTATGGTAAGGTTGTCTCACAATGGCAAAGTTCACGCCTCCAACAGATAACAACGTCAAAGTACCGTTCAGCGCCAATGGCGTTGTGCCGTCCCAGGAACAGCGACTGGCTTACAGGTTGGCTCGCCATGTCACTGCTGGCAAGCGTGGGCGTAACGTATACAAGCTCACTGACAACACGTATACCGAGAACCAGCCAGGGGACATGTCTACGGTCAGCAAGACCTATTACGGTGGGCACGCTACCGTTATCACGGCGGCTGAAGTGACATCGCTAACTGCTGCTGGTTACGCAGCAAACATACACGGAGAGTACCTCTTGTCGGCAGAAGGCGGATTGCTGTTAACGGAGTCAGGGTCTAAGCTATTGTTAGAGACAGAGTAAGCGGGGATGATAGGATGTTCTAATGGCTGATACTGACGGCACTAAGATTACCGCGCTCCCCGTAGCCGCGTCCGTTGCGTCTACCGACATAATTACCGTTGTTGTCGACCCATCAGGGTCCGCTACGACCAAGAGGGTCGCTGTCTCTGTTCTCGCCCTTGCGGCCGTTGGAGCCACAGGAGCCACGGGTGCTACTGGTGCCACAGGTTCTACTGGTTCTACTGGTGCTACTGGCTCAGCGGGCTCTACTGGCGCTGCTGGCGCCACAGGAGCCACGGGTGCTGCTGGTCCTACAGGCCAAACTGGTGCTACTGGTGCTACTGGTGACACTGGGGTTCCGGGTGCTGACGGCGGCTATACGCACCCTAACCATAGCGGTGACGTGACTAGCGTCAACGACGGGGCGCAGACGATCGCTGCTAACGCTGTAACGAACGCTAAGGCTGCTCAGATGGCGTCTAAGACGTATAAGGGTCGCACGTCGGCTTTGACTGGTAATGCCGAGGATGTCGCTGTAGCGACGCTTAAGACAGATCTGGGGTTGGTTAAGGGTGATGTCGGTTTAGGTTCAGTAGACAACACGACTGACGCTGGTAAGCCTGTTTCTACTGCAGGTCAGACCGCACTGGATTTGAAGGCGAACCTGGCTGGCCCGACTTTCACTGGTGTGCCTGCTGCGCCTACGGCAACGGCGGCAACGAACACTACGCAGCTTGCTACGACAGCGTTTGTTAGAACGGAAGTCTCGAATCTTGTTGCTGCGGCTCCTTCGACGCTTGATACTCTTAACGAGTTGGCGTTGGCGTTAGGCAGTGACCC